AGAAGTGTATTGTCTATAAGCTAAAGATGGCATGTTAACATTCCACTCATGAGATTTAGTTGCATCATAGTAACTACCATCATTCTGCATTCCACCAATTGTGTATCCTGCAGATCTAATAGGATAAATTGCTTCAAGAGCTTCTAACTGTTCTTCTGTCATCAGATAACCATATTTATCAATAACATCAGCTACAGTATACATATCAGTTTTACCTACCCAGTTAGCTTGGGATATGTATCTTGCATCTGGTGACTTATGATAAAATGTAAGTACTGGATTCCATAATTCAACTTCATAGTCATCTTCTGACATTCTAAAATGCCAAAATTCTCTATCTGTAATGAGCATATCACGGAAACCTCTTTCCTCAAGTTCATCCATTTTAAATCTTTCAACATCAATTTTATGTTGATGTGTTGCCCATTGTTCAACCATTGATTTATAATCTTTCTTGAAAAATTGTTCAATTTCAGGAAGAGACTTTAAGTTTTCAGGATTAAGTTGTTGCTGTGCTTCTTCTGATTGAGGATCAAGTCCTTGCTCTAGTAGAGAAGCAACGATTTTCATTTGAGCATCTGCCATTAGTACTTCTTCTACAGCAGCTCTTTTTTGCTCAAGCATTTCATTATATGAAAACTCATCAACAGCCCGGTAAGTAAGTTTGGTAGATCTTTTAGCAAACTCAGCTACTAAGACATTAATAACATTTGGAATAATTGGGTAAAACTTTAATTCTAGAGCTGTAGCATCTTCTTTAGTTAAAGTTTCTATGATATCGGCATATTCATTATTATCTTCAATGATGTAGTCCGTCCTATCAATAATACCTTTTGCAAGTTTATAATTCTTCATTAATCTTCTTGCATTTCTTCTTAACTGCTTAAGCCCATTCCATTCTAACCAATCTAAGTTCCAAGCTGCCCACTCGTCATCTTTATCAGCTTTTGGTATAAATTGAAGTGGTTGAGTAATACTACCCATTCTATTTTGTTGAGCTTTAGCTCCTTTCTTGAGCTGCATTGCATTATATACCTGCATAGCTTTTATTTAAAGTTTTTAAATGGTGAACGTTTATAACCTTGTCCATTAGCAAGCTTCCCTTTCCCCATGTGCCGGAAAGGGCTTACAGATAATTTAAACAAATTATCTGACTTTTGCAAGTTTTTGGCTGCGTCATCCATTATTGTTTTTTTAATAAATCCTCTATTTGATTCCTGAATTCTCATAAATGCAACAAGTGCACAGAAAGCTACCATGCGGTCAACGTTAAGCCCTTCCACATAAGCAAGCATTTCTTTTATAAGCATAGGATCCTTAATTCTTTCAACACCATATGTTGTTTTAACTATAGTTCCATCTTCTTTAGTTATGGTATCTATTTCTTCTCTGACATATTCAATAGCATAAGATATAAGGTGTGACTTAAATAGTATACCGGTGTTCTTCCAACCATACTCCTGGAATACGTTAGCATTGGCCTGGAGATCTTTAAGGAACATTATCTGTGTTCTTGGTACAAGATACTTTTGTTTTCTCCTAGATATCATATACTGTATAAACAATGATATGTTATTTTCTATTACTGTCCACGCATTGTACCACTCTATTATAAGTTCTAGTCTTTCATGTGTTTTCTTTATATCATCAAATCTACCGCACCAAGCTGCTACTATTTGACTTTGTTCTATAAAGTTCTCACTTTCAACACCAGTAACCTTGGTAACTTCAACTGAAGCTTTCATTACATATATAGAACATAGTGATTCTGAGGTAGTTGTCTTACCTTCTGATACGGGGTCAATAGATGCATAGTAAGTACCAAAGCCTGGGTCTTTAATTGGTCTTTCCCATACTACAAGTGTTCCTGTTTTATCTTCTGTTTTCTTTCCTATTGGAAACTCACTTATTGGTAACTTATTAGTTGATCTTACAGCAGGTCTCCCATTTTCATCAGCATATATATCTAAGAACTCATAAGCATAATCCTTATCTTCTATTCTCTTTTGTTGCGCACTAAGAAGATGTGTAGGAAACACAGATACTTTTCTATGAGCAAAAGCTTCTTCTATATTTCTTGGATGCTGAGATACTTCAAGTTGATATGCCTCCGGGGACATCTTTTTCTTGCATTCTGCAAAGTAATCATCTAATGCCTTAAGAGCTTCTTCTACTTGAGAGTTACCGTGCTCATCTATATATGGAGGCATAGACCATTGCTCTGGAATAAAGAGTCCTGAGTAACCTATAGTACCGTCTTTATCTATTAGATTAGTATCAACAGCATATACATCATTTCCTTCTGGATTAAGTATCATATCCTTTAGCGGCTCACATTGATCTAAGTCTCCCACAGATCCTGCAGCTATAAACATACCTGTAGTAATTAATCCGGATTTAAGTGCTGGTTTGATATAACCAAATGTTACATCCATCTTAGGTGCAATACCTGCTTCCTCATGAAAGAAGTATTTAACTGGTCCACCGACACCATTAGTAGGATCTTTCTCAAATGACATACCTTGTATAGTACCTTTGAGACCTACCTCTGCTTTACGGTTGCCTTTTCTGATTTCAATCTTCTGCTGCCACATCATAACCTTGTCTGGTGACATAGGACGGTACCATGCAGTGTGTTCATTTAAGAAGGCTGCATATTCATTTAAGAACTTCCATGTACCTTTCTCATTGATGTAGTCTTTTAGTGATGCACCCATCTTAAGTGTAACACCAGCCTCAAACCATTGTTGGTTCAGGAGTTTACCAGCATGATAATAAGAAGAAGCTATCTGACGTTTCTTAAGAATAGCAGCATGCTTATAGTGTAATTCTGCTAGCTGCTCATATAGAGCCATATGATACTGAGCATCACGGATATCAGCAAATCCAAATGCTTGTATCTCTTTGTTAAAGATAGGTAAGAAGTTTAGCCACATGTAATACTCTCTTGCAAGGTACCAAGTTTCTTTACCTGACTTTACTAATACACCATTACGGCATTTTGTTTTTTGATCATCCCAGTAAGCTAGAAAGTCTTTAGATTTAAATGGTGCTGTACAGTATACTTTTTCAGACTTAAATATTTGAGCTTGCTCATTAAATATCTTAGTAGAATCTTGATTAAAATTATACTGACCCGGTTCTTTAAAAATAGTAAGTAGAAAAATTCTAAAGTCTTCTCTACTCTTAAAAGATGTACTAGTCCAAGTACCATTATCCCAAGTCGGTATGTTTTCCCAGAATGCTTCCATTACATGTCATATGCTAGACCCTGACCACCTCTTACTTTGCTCTGCTGCTCTTCCTGAAGATCTTTATACACTCCTTTAAAAGATTGTCTAATTCCATCAAAGTCTTTAGCTAGTGCTCTGATTTGTGCTATATTACCGTCCTTACCATCTGTGATCTGTGCAGTAGCAAGATATCTGGATATTCTATCAAGGGCCTTCTGCATACCCTCATACGCGCGTGAGGTAGGAGTTTCATACATTCTTTCACATGCTTTAAGTGCAGTAAAGATATCATCATCTTCTACAGAAAATTCTGCTTCTATCTCTTTAAGAATGATATCTTCTTTGTCCATGTGAGGTACATTAAAGAATGGGTTCATATCTGGATTAGGACAGGTCATATAGAATAGATACTGGTATATCTTTAAATACTGATCCGGATAGTTGTCCATTATATCCTTTAGTGACTTTAGTGTATAACAATGTTCAGTAGGAATTACTACTCCGTTTTGTACATCAAATAGTCTTGCTATCATTTTTTTTAATTTAGAAAGGTAAGTTTTCTTTTTTTGTTTTTTTTGATATACCAAATAAGTTTCTTAGACCATCCCAAAATCCAGATGCAAGATATGCTGTGCGAATAACATGGCTGTCTTTACATACTATATACCCATTATACTGAGTACTGTTTTTTTTAAAATAACAAAATACATTTTTTTTGTATTTAAATATTTTAACAGCTTTAATTTCTTCATAACTAAACCAAGCTGGGTTATTTAAGTGATTGGTTTCAATCTTATAAAATCTCATGGTTATTTTTTTATTAGTTTGTGTCGGTTATCATATAACCAGTTGATAATAGATATAACTTCATCCTTAAGGTATGGTACCTTCATTTGTATAACCTCCTTTACAATAGGATCTCCTTCAATAGAATACTTTGTAATAGGATAGCCGTACTCATCTTTACCCTCTTCTTCAAAGAGTATATGATGTATGTATATATCTCCTGGTTGCAATTTAGGGTTATGCTTTAGTATAATATACATATAAATACTAAGCTGTAGTGAATAATGATTAAAGTTACAATCATCAAGGTTGTTTACAGGGGCTAGCATTTTCTTTGAAATACCTTCCCAGTCTTTAAATGATTCTGTCTTAATCTCTTTATTAGTCTTATAATCTATTATATGTACTCTACCATTAACTACTTCAACTAAGTCAGACTGACCACATATACCGGCAGACTTTAGATACACCATGTGTTCAGGGTATATTCCATCTGTAAGTCTTTGAGACGGAGCCATTTTTATATGATTCTCCTCAATAGGTGTGTATACAGGAATTGGTATACCTTCTTTTTCTATAGAAGATAAAGAACATATATCTGACTCTCTCTGATTATGATAGAATGTACCTAATGTTACAGCTCTGTCTGACTCAGCCTGCCATAGCTCAAGGATTTTTTCTGGAGGAATACCATACCATTTAGATCTCTTAGACTTAGTAACCTTATTTGCAATAGCTTCTGCATCAAAAGGTTCTTTAAGATTAGAAACAAGTGATGTAACACTTATCCAGTTTATATCATCCGCCTCAATGCTTTTGTAGCTATGATCTGCAGCATTAAATGTTATACTCATAATTTATCTAATTCATCTTCTTGTTCTTCAGTCATCAGAGCATTCCATTTACCAACTGGACACTCTGATGATAGTGATCTAGTTTTAAAAGTTAAAGAGCATCCACATTCATTACAACACGGTGCCGTCCCCGGCATTACGCATTTATCTCCTTTACTAGGACACTGGTCACACATTTCTCTTCTTACTCTAGCAACATCTTCTACAAATTCGTCTCTGATAACTGAATTAGTTATTCCCTCAAGAATCTGCTTCCGGTTTTCCCATATCTGCTTTAATGTATTTCCCATACTTTAAGTCTTTAAATTGTTTTTTAGTCTCAAGGAATTTTTTTATTTTTTCTTTTACTTGATATAATTTTTCTAAGCGTTCAAGAACAATTCTTTTATTATGATAATTATGAAAATTATCAGTCATATTTTTGTTCATGCTTTCATATTTCTTTATAGCTTTATTTACTCCAGAATGTTTAACAATAAATCTACCTAAACCTGGTACTGTTATATTTAAGTTATCCATACTAGATAAATGTTTTCTTAAAGACTTATAATAAGAACTTACAATATCATCAACTATAAGTTGAGGAATGTCAAGTTCTTCTGCAGTTTGTCTAATTATTTCCTTCGGTTTTTTGGGTATCATGTCCTAAGAATTTATAATCAAGTAAAATACTTCCTTCTGTTTGTATTTTTAGATTTGGATTAAGCATGATTTGTTTTTTATTAGATGCATCTTTAATAACAAGTTTGTTTTTCTCAGCTTTATTAATAGAGTTCCTAACAGTCTGTGGGGATTTAAATATCCATGACTCTTCAGAAGAGGCATCATAGCAAAAATCAGTCAAGCCTATTGGTTGATTAAAACTGAGTAAAGTAAGACAGTTAAGATCAGTTGAGCTTGAGCCATCATTGCAAACTGCATCTGAATACTTGTTCTCTTAAACCTTACTTCATCTAGTTTCATCAGCATTTCTTCATAGTTGAACTGTGCTTCTAGATAAGGAAGAGACTCTGTATAAAATTGTAGCATTTCTTCTTTTCTAGCTGCTAATTCTTCAGGGGTAAGATTCATTTCTTGTTGTTGGTTTTCCATACTTCTATATTTTAAGTTTACAACAAATATACAATAAAAGTTTAAACTTGATTTATTTAAAAATAAAAAACCCAACTAGTTAGACCAGTTGGGTTAAAGTCATAGTTTAAGTCTTACCTATTTTTAATTGAGAAGTTTAAAAGAGTAAACATATAGAACTCTCTTGATATATCTATTTCTATAGTAAGGAAATCTATTCTACCTATTCTTAGTCTAAGTTGAAACTTATCCCACTGTTTGTTCTTTACTTTCCAGTTGTTTCTTACTATCATAACTTTATTCTTTAATTTCAAAGTGCATCCAGTCATAGTTTTTCTCCCGTCCTAGAGAAACAAACCCATGCTTGTAAAAGATATCTATCATTGCTTTATACTCTGGTCTTGCAAATCTAGCTGTCCTTGATGTTTCCTTTAATGTATTCCTTGCAGGATCTAAATCTACAGCAATACCCCAGGCATGTTTTGACCAAGCAGATCCTCCACGCATTTTGCGGTAGTTAAAACATCCACCATATAAATCTATTCCTAGTTCCTTTATTTTATCAAAACCATAGTGAGCTAGAATATCTTTGAACACAGCCTCAAACTTACTAGCTACATCCTTATGACATCTCATTCTTGATACAGTAGTATCTGTATCCCAAGCAATACGCATAGGATAAGGAAGATTAACAGTAACCAGATATCCGGATCCTGTTTCATTTGGAGTGCCATACTTCTTAAGTGCTTGTTGTGTAGTTAACATATCTATAGTTTAAATATTTTTTTGAGCACTAAGATAATGATTAATATTACAGCTGCAAGGATCACCCAGGCCCATGGTTGCTTGTTCTCCTGTCGGATGACATACCTCTGTGTTTTATTCTGCTGTCTGTTTGTTTTGATATAAGCCTTTAGTTCTTTAGATAAAGAATCATTCTGTAGCTTCATCATCTTCTCTAGATGCTTGTAGTAGGATTCTAGAGCTATTCTTTCTTGGCGTGACATGCCCGGTGCAATAGTATTGTTGATTGTTCTTACACTACTATCTTTCTTCAGGATCTCTTTGTAGGTATTTGTTACTGTATCAAATACAGTTTCTGTCTTGTACTCATAGTGCCAAACAGTATCCGGTTTGATTACTGCACCCTTTCTCTTGGCAATATCAATATGCTTCTGGGCTTTAGCTAAGTGATGTTCAATAGAACAAGAGTTGAGTAGAGCTATTAGGACAGCTATTCCTAGTGCCCAGGTTATTGCTACAATTATTACATTTATCCAGTTAATCTTCATGGCTGCATATCATCTTTTACTTTCTTTATGTTCCTCAGATTGTCATAAAGTTTACCAATAAAAGAATAGCCTTTTACTTTTTCAAAAGACTCATCCATTGATTTAACTTCAATAACAATTAGACCTAAAGATACAAGTTTTGTTGATACAAAGTCAATATCTATAAAAAGCTTAGTAAGTTCATTTACTATATAGTAGTCTGCTACAAAAAGAAGAAGTACAATTCCTACATATGATCTTACCTTTGGTATTAGGCCCTGGCGGCACTTTTTAGAATCACAAACTTCTCCTAGTGACTTTGCTTTCCATATACCAAAACAGGTATCTACAATTGTAGCTAATCCTACTAAAAACACCATAACATAAATAGGTGCAAAAAATAGTACAACTGGTAAAAGAAGTGATGCATAAATTTTTAAAAGAAAAGCTTTCATGTCTATTAATTATAAAAAATAAGTATATATACTTAATATACAAAAAAAAGTGGATTAATCTATTCTTTTATACTTTAAAATTGAACCTTTCCAGGTTCGTGATATTCTACCCGCTGCTGCTGCATTGTTTGCAAACTGAAATTTAAAAGTTCCATTTGCTGAGGCATAAAAATTAAAAGTTGCAGTTGTTGTATGTAGTTCATCTAGGTCAGTACCTGCTACTCCACATTGAATATTTCCAGTTGTGGCTGCACCTGGTGAACCAGCAGTAACTGCTTGTAGTGTGGGAGCCATCGCTGTTGAAAATATGATTGCTATACCTCTTGCTTTCATTGTACCTGCTGAAACTGCAAACCTCCATAAATAATCACCTGTAGCATTGTTACCTGAATAACATATGTTCATTTCAACCATATAGTGTCCTCCAGCAACCACTGAAAATTGTAACTCTGTGTCATCTTGAGGCGTTGCATTATTCGTCACATCCTGATTTGCGCTTTTCACTATTGTAGTCCATCCTGCAGGGTCTGGTGCTGTTACTGTAAATGTTCTATTAGCAGATAGATCTTGTGTAGTACCATTAATAGTTAAGGTTCTAGTAAGAGGTACATATGTAGAGGCTGCTGTAGCAGAAGTAAGATATGGTGATAAAGCTGCAGATGTAATATACCCAGCTGGGTTAGTAGCATCATATGGAGTAAATCCTAGTGCAGTAGTTACATCTAAAGAAGTAATACCTGTGATATATCCTGCAGGGTTTGTTGCATTGTAAGGAGTGTATCCCAATGCTGTGGTAACATCCAAAGAAGTTATACCTGATATGTATCCTGATGGGTTTGTAAGAGGATAATAAGTAAGGGCTGCAGAAGCTGAAGTTAGATATGATCCTAAACTGGCTACTGTAGCTATCAAAGATGTATCTACTGAAAGCACGTTAGGTGTAAGCTCCTGAAGTCCATATCCTGCAGCAACTACTTGGGCTGCATTAAACTGAACATAGTTTATAGCAGTAACTCCTACAGTAATTGTTCCTGTGGTATTTAAGATAAATCCAAAACCTCCGTATGTTACACCTTGTTGAATAAAAGTAAAGTCACCATTTAATAATTCACCTGCCGGAGAGTTATCTGCATCTGTAGCTCTAGTTAGTATCCATGGTGTAGTAGCAGATCCTGCATCAGTTACTGTATAAATACCATTCTCAAGACCTGCAGTTTGTTGCCATACAAGTACTCTATCTGTTACTACAGGTATATGACTATCAATAGATAATGCTCCTACAGCAGATGCAGTAATTCTCAAGACCTGCAGTTTGTTGCCATACAAGTACTCTATCTGTTACTACAGGTATATGACTATCAATAGATAATGCTCCTACAGCAGATGCAGTAAGTGTAGCACCTACTCCTGAAACACCGTTAAGATAAGTAGCAGATAAGTTACCTGTAGTAGCTACGTGACATGGTGCATGGAAGTTAATACCTCCTGAAAGATTATCTACATATTGTTTTGTAGCTGCGTGCAGAGCAGAAGTAGGGTCTGCATTTAGTGTTAGGAAACCTAACATAGTATCACCAGCCTTATTTACAGGTGTATATCCTAATGCTGTTGTAACGTCAAGACCCGTGATACCTGATATATAACCAGATGGGTTAGCTGCAGAATAAGGTGTGTAACCTAATGCTGTTACTATTTGACCACTAGTTATTGCTGTTAAGTAACCTGCCGGGTTAGTAGCTAGTGGATAATAAGATAAGTTGTAAGTAGGTAAACCGTTAGACCAGTTAACTCCTGGATTAGGATAAAAACCTGTTAGATCTCCGCCTGCTGGACCTGTGGGTGCGCCACCCCCACCTCCTGTAGTCTTAGGTTTACCATCAGGACCTATTACTTGTATAGGAAGTTTACCAAATACATTACCGTTTAGATCAACTATTTCCATTACTCAACTGTAAAGTAAGCTGTATAATTAGTTCCGTTAACTGAGGAAGTAAGAATAAGTTTGTCACCTTCTCTTAGAAAGTACCCAGTTTGATCTATTACACTATCTCCACCACTTAATGAGTATGAAAAAATTGTAACTGTGGTTCCTAATACTTTATCAAATCTAGATAATGTCAATACATAGGCAGCCGGGTTTCTTGCTGTAATAGTAATAAACCTAGCTCTCTTTGTAGTGGGTACTGTATATAAAGTAGTGCCGGTTGTACTTACTAAACCTTGTATTGTTGTCTCTGTCATGCTAGTAGCTAATTTTAGTACAAGAAATTCACCAATTGTAATTATCTTGGCTACCCCAGCAGTTCCAATTTGTCTAATAACAAAATCAACAGATAATGACCAAACTTGATTGGTAATACCAGGCATTGTTAAAGGACCAGAATCAGCTAAAACAACAGAACCAGACTTTACCCTTATATTAATAGTATTTCCGTTTTGAGCAGACATTAATCCCCCAGCATCAACTCTAAATGTATTACCTACATTAAAAAAATTAGCAGGTACCGATAAGGATCCTACTCCTCCATCTATTAATGTTCCTTCTGTTGTAGTAGCTGTAATAGGTATACTATTACCTGTTTGAGAAAACAATCCGTAGTTAGCAGATACTACGTTTGAAGGATTTATATAAATAATAGTACTCATAGTTATTCAACTGAAGTAATTAAGAATGTTGTACCTGTAGCATCATATGATACAGTAGCGAATATATTATTAAGTGTACCCGCATCAAAATTAACAACTTCTCCAGGTGCAAGAGTTGCTCCTAAAGCAGTTCCATTAGCATTTCCCACATTAGCAATAGAAAAACTAAAAGCTTTAATAGTTCCTGATGTAGAAGTTCTTACAAGTTTTGCTGTTCTGTTTTGTGGAGCAATAGTGGTATTAATTTCTTTTAACTGATCATATAAATCTCCATCTATACCTAAAGCATCGCAGATGCACTGTAATCCTTTTAATGATTTTAACTGGTAAGGAAAATTATTACCTTGATTTCCTGAGTCTTTTAAATTTCCTACTGACATAGTTATTTATTTTTAGTTTTATTATTGTTGACTTTCTGCAGCATTTATTAATGCTTGCGCACCTGCGTCAATCTTTGCTTTATCATCTAATGACATTGTACTATAGTCAAACTCAACTATTTCTGGATCTATGTTATTTTCTGGAATAACTCTAAATGCATTGATCTCATAAGGAGAGTTGTTAATGACCACAGAAGAATGAGTTCCTATAACATCAAAAAACTCATCATATGCTACTTTATCTTCAGGTTTAAAATTAGCTATTTCAAAATTAAAGTCAGCTCCTGGAATATCACCAATCAGAACATTTGTATTTTCTGGTAAGTTACTACCTGTATTTACTGTAAACATCTTTTAGAAATTTAATGATTGAACATTAGCATCAACTATTAATCCTGTTGGACTATATAGATCCGTAAGAGCTGGATTTAGTCCTAAATTAAATCTAGAACTGTGAATACCAACAGTACCACCTGCTACTATAGTATTAACTGAATAACCTGTTCCTCCTCCCACAACTTCACCTGTACATTCATGTATGTACAAACCACATGTCAAACTATTTATAACAAATAAATCTTTATTAACAATAGGATTATAAAAACTGCAGTTATAGAAGTAAGTTTCTGCTGTGTTGTTTGTAGCTACTATTGCTGTTCCTACAGAAGTGGATTCTAATTGATGGTTACCATTTAAAAATCTAAATACACCAGCACCATATGTAAAAATGCCATAATCCCAACTAGATGATGTATCTCCGTTAACTGTACAATAACCTTGCACAGTATTATTACCATTAAAAGGTAACTGAGGCCCAGCTATAATATTACCATTTAATCTAAATCTACCGTCACATGGTCCAAAGAATGTAACCATACCTTGCTGAGCACCAGCATAAAATACAGTACTTTTATTTACAATGTCCGCATTAATGGTAATGTTTGATGTAGGTTTGGTACTAGTTAACTTAATACCATTTTTAGCATCACCTCCGTATATATTACCTACTGCTAAATAAATCTTAGGTGTATTTATTACTACAGTACCTGAATGCTGATTTGAAACAGCAACTACAGTATGTAATGCTTCAATAGCACGAGATATATCCATGGTCAAATTTGTATTGCCACGAATAGTGATGCCATATGCAGTACCAAATGTTTGAGAATATATGTAGTTTCCTTTTATATTAGCATTGATTATATCACTACCAAGTGTAGGTAAAAAACCAAATGCTCTACCTGTACAGTTTATATAGTCAAATTCAAAGTTTACAGTACTAGTATAATTTAATTCTAAAACATTCAAGGTAGCTCCTTCAAATGAAGCATAACCTAAAAAGTTAGATACCACACCTGAAGAAGGATCTCTAAAGACAGCGTTTCCAAGAAATACCACCCCTGGTTCACAGTAAAAATCTACATAATTAATAAAGAATACATTACCTAAAGAAGTAAAGGTACCACGTCTTATATAGATAAGAACTTTATTAGTTAATCCAGCACCCATTCCTGCTGCTACAGTTAGTGCTCCTGCAATAGTACTATATGCTTTATTAGGATCACCTATAACAGCTGTAGCATTATTACCGTTGATATTATCAACAAATAATGTTTTAGAATAAAGTGAGCCTCCACCTATTGCTACAAGAGGATTTCCAGGTGTGCCATTTCCTGTAATAGTAACTCCATCTACAGAAACAGTTTGTTGTGCAGCAAAGTCCTCATACTTAATAGCAGAAGGTTGGTAATTACCATCAAATCTAGAATCTCTTACCCCAATAGCAATAAGGTCTGAATCAGCCAGAGTTGTCTTTATCTTCCTTCCCCTGATAAGGTTAAAGAAGTTAGTTAAGTTATTTAACATTAGTTGTTGTATTTAGCATTGGCTCTTTCACGAGCTTCTTCAAGCCATGATTTTTTAACTTCTGCTACAGGTTCTTCTACTTTAACTTTCTTAGCTTTTGTAGTCTTAGGCTTTACTTCCTCTACTACTTCCTTTGTTTTCTTAGTTGCCATAATTACTTAGTATAAAGTTCATAATAAAGATAAAGAGAACCTTGCCAGTTAGTTGCTAATGCAATAGCAGGATTAGCATTAAAAATGCTAAACTCAAGCCCAGTTGTTACTGCTCCTGTAGCTAATACATAAGGAATTGCATTATCATCAATAGTTGGTGAATAATAAACAGAATACTGAATATAGATATTTTCTCTATTAGCAACTGTAAGATCTAACTCTGGATTATTGATATAAATAACTTCCGGATTAGCATAAGAAGGATCAGGAGTTGTTGTTACAGAACCCATACCAAGGATATCAATAATTCCTTTCTGAGTAGTAACAGTAACTACATTAGTGGTACCCAAGTCTAATTCATAAGATCCGGTGTTAGCTACATCTCCTGCTACAGACAAATCCTTAATAGGCATAGCATAAGTCTTGTATCTGTCATCTCTTTTTGCAAATGTTACATCTGCTCCTACAGCTATTAAGTCTGTATCTGCGTTATTAGCTGTCTTTCTGATTAATTGCTCCTTACGTAGATAGAGCCAGTTTAAAATATCCATGGTATATAAAAATTATGTTACACAATAATATACAAAATCTTTTTCTAAAAACAAAATCCCCAGGAAAATTTCCTAGGGACTCTGTCATTAACCACTTATTACTATTCATTCAAATATAATCATTATTCTGATACAGGATCATATGTCAAAAGAAAAATGTCAGGTTTACACGGATAGAACTCACCTTTAATTCCTTTAATAATATAATCTCCTACAGAAGCTTCCATTGTTCCTTCAAGTGTTTGTATCATAAGACGCAAATCACCAGTCTCAAAGTCTGTATTAAAATAAGCTAGCGTACAGAAGTCCCAGATGTCTTTTCTATTATCTCCCTTCCACTGTACAGCTTCTATAGTTACCGGTTTCTTAGTATACCTCTTTACCATATGATAGCTACATCACCTTCACTAACCATGAGTTTAACCTCACCTTCAATCTCTACTTTCTCTGCATTCTGTAGAGATCCTGTAGTGATATATACCTTGCTTCCTGTAGTTACTTTCTCAACAGTATCACCTACAGCATATACCTCAAGCTTAGTCCAAAGTTTCATAGCCTCAGCCATGATCTGTTCTTCATCCTTTGCAGTAAGTTCAATTACTGACTCTTTCTTCTTTGGTACATTAATTAGTACCCGTCTCCCCATTAGTTTCATCTGTGTAATGTTTTAGTGTTATTAATTTTACTACGGCCATCTGAGCATTAACTATTTCTCCTACTGCGTGATCAAATAGCAGACTCTTTAGTGGATGTCTGTTGTTCTCAGTGTAATCCTTCTTCATTATTTCTGCTATCTCAGCAAACATAGACTTGATCTTTATTACCTGATCTTCTGATGCCAGGTTATACTCTACTCCAATAAGCTGCTCACCGAAGCTTGGTACTTTAACTTCTCTTACTTCCATTACGCATCATATGAATTGTTAGACTTAGCAATCTTTTCTACACGCATGTTTTCAAAGAGACTATGTTTTACCTGTTCTAGAATTCCTACTAATGTCATTGGGCTAACTGAATCTGAGGCCTCACCCATTTCTATCAGAATCCCACTATTCTTATCTAATAGGATTTTGAGTACTACGTTATCTTCCATATTTAAACTTTGTTGGTTTAAACAAAGATAGTATAAAAAAAATAAGCTCCAAGTTTCCTAGGAGCTTATTCTTAATAAATCATCAAAGCAGAACACAATCAACTGAAAGATTGAGGTTAGACAAATATAATACTTATTTCTTTGCAACCAAACTTTCTGAAGATTTTTTTTCAGACCCATATGCATCACACTTATGGGAAGTTGACTTACATGAGGTAAGTATGATCAACAATACTAATAGCTTTTTCATTTACCTTGTCCTCTGTATAGTTTCTTATAGTTCTTGCTTGACTTTAACTTACTTGTCTTTGTCTTGCTGTGCACACCCGGGCGTGATACCTTTGTAGTAGAGAATGCTTTGTAACTTGTTTCTTTAATCTTTGCCATAACCTTTCTTATAATATACAAAAAACCCCGGACATAATCCAGGGCCTTTTCTTACCTATCCTCTTGGTAGAATTAATCTTGGTCTAAATATACTAACTATTGATTAGCATAATACATTTTATCATTATCTTCTGTTGACCACTTTTCAGTAGTTTCGCAGTTCCATTCTTTATCGTTGACAAGGTAGTCAGGTTTTTCAGGAAAAGGCTTTGTTACAAAACTTGCTTCTACCCATTTAATTCTATTATTAGGCTGAAGTGCTATTTGACCATTTGATAAAAATATAATATGATGTGACTTATGCTCAGTAGGATCCTCCGCATATGACATATCTGTATTCATATCATTTGCCCCCCAGTTTATAGTAGCAAAGTAATTACCGTCTACCCATTTCTTGTCTTTCATAAACACACTTACTGGTGCATTAGGTAAATAGTTATACTTCAATAAAGTAAAGTTATGAGAAAAGCAGTTCCATATCTGTAAAAAATGAAATGGTAGATCTGGATTAGGTAGCTTAGGTTCAGTAAGTAATGCATGGGAGGGTAGCTTATCTCTAAGTACTCCATTCTCAAGAAGCACTTGAAACAATGCAGCTTGTCCCGGCATACATCTAACAGAAATTACTACCCCCGGGGTAAATTCCCCATGACCTTTCTTATGCTGATACATGTACTCATTCCTAACATATACCTTGAGAGGAAAGAAGTTATGTTCTATGTATGCCATTACTTAGTAAACTTATCTAACTTGAGTACCCTAACAATCTTGTTAGTCCATTCTTCAGCTTGAGAGATAGCATCTTCTTCCTTATCTGTAATATTCCAGTTATTCAAAAGTATGATCATATGCATAGCTTCATGGAAGACAAGAGTAATATCAGTATAATCTCCTTTGAAGTGTTTTTTATTCAGAAACAAAAAAGGTTTATACGGATCCTTGGCCGTAAGCTTTTTATCATCGGGGTCATAATTAGTAAGACCATATATATAAACACCATTACCGGTAGTCTTATCTATTTCCTCAGCCTGAGCATCTTTACGCTTCAACCCGTGCATCTCTTTGACACCATAGTAATCAAAGATCTCAGTAGCATCTTTCCCTATAAGGAGAACAAACTCTCCCATATCAATCTTCTTCATATAACAAACATACAAATTTTTTAGAAATCTTAAGGGTAAAATTTCTATAGTATACTAGAGGATGTGCTAGGGTAAATTAACCATACCATATTAGAAGATGTGATGGGTCCTACAGCAAAGACCCCCCGGTCTCCGCGCAAAGGGGCCCCTCCCCCTATGCTTGAGACACGTGGATGACTTTTGCAGAAAAGCATTCAACTTTTTTCACAGGTTCAAAAAGTTTTTGCTTGTCTGAAGTCAGGTCTTGCATGTGACAACCCTTTGCACATCTTGCAAATTAAAATTTACAACATGGAAACAGAAAGCATTGCATGCACAGCAGTTATCAAGATTCTAGGAGAATCATCTAACAAGCAGTATATACGGTTCTTCATTAAGGGCTCAGACTGCGCACCTCCAGAAGTAACCTACAAGGGTAAAACGGCACCAGAATACTACTGGCCGATCCATGCTAACTATAGCAAGGCCCTTGGACTCAACAAGGCAGGTCAACATGCCATTGTTGAACTGTACTTCGACTGGGATGATGATCATCAAAGATGGAACACATCCTTTGGCGAAATACAGATGGCATCTCTACTAGAGGCACGGAAAGCAATCCGTGAACTCAGTGAGAGCTAGATAAGGGGGGAACACTCCCCTTTTTTTTCACAAACTGTTGCAAAGCACGCAGTTGTAATATGCACAATAGATCCTTGTTGGACAACCCTATATTAAACAAGATAACATTTAACTTAATAAGACACAACATGGAAGATGATGATTACACAGTAGTAACAATGTACAGTTACACTAAAAATGGCATAGAGTACATAACAAGCAACAGAACACTTGCTCACATTAAATCTAAACAAGGGTGCTCAACAATTCACCACAGGATCCCATTATGGCTGATTGAGAGACTTAGTGTTAGATATAATGAAGGCTATTCGCCATGGAATTACGCATCTAGTTCCATTGT